AAAACTATAGACAATTCATTGTAACTATTTGTTTGCACTTTACCTGATTGTAAAACTCTAATTGCATCTTCATCTTCTTGGTCAAAATCTATGTCTAATCTTTTTCCTTTATATATTAAATCAATTGTTTCTGCTTTTTTAGTGCCATAACTTAGGGACTTTTTGTCATCTACTGCATTTATTTGACGCACTCTAGCTTTTGACCAAGAATATCCTGAGTCTCCACCCCAAAGTAAATGTGCAACATATCCTGCGCTAGGATTATTTTCGTTACCCCAATCCTGCCCTTCTCTATCTGATTGATGCCTATCAAAAAAAGCTTTCATTCTTTTACAAGTCTTAGGAGATAAGTTAACTCTATTCTTAATATCTCTGGCTCTTGCAACTCCAACCTCAGTTCCACCCCGATTAAATTCCCTACGATATTCTAATCCTTTAACTGCTTCTTTAGCCATTGCAGCCGTAGGTTTGAAATTAATATGAGAATACTTGTCTTGCTTTTCAATTACGTTTAGTTTATCTTCTTCTGCTGCACTCTTAAATCCATGTACATACGCATCACGTAATTCTTCTCCAACTATTAATTTTAAATCTTTTACTAAACCAATCATTAACATTGGCAGCATTTCATTTAATTCAAAATATGATTTAACGGATCGAAGTCTGTTGACTTCCCTTTTGATAGTTATTGCTAACTTATTATCTAAGGCTGATACAAGTCTACTGGTTCGCTTGGCTCCTCTTCCACCTGCGACGTTGGCAAACTTGCGAAATCTGTTTCTGGTAATATTAGTTCTCCTTCTTCATCTAAATCAACTGTTATTCCTACACCTTGAAATGCTGCAATTACGTCAGCTTTAGTTCTAAGGTTAGCAAGATATAGTTGTTCGTTACGTTCATCAATGTCATTAAATACAATTTCCCAATCTGTAATTTTAAGTAAATCTAGTACTGGTTGAAAGAAACCTTTAGACAATACAGATTGCGTTTCACTAATAGTTCGATCCATCATAGACAACTGCTCACCCTCTGCATTTAATCCACCAATTCCAGATACATCTCCTACTGCTAATGGCATTACTCCATAAGATGCGTTAATGTCTGAATTGATTTTATCCATATAAGGAAGCATACCTAACTCACTTTGATTTGGCATAATTGTAACAAACCTAGCTCCTGATTGTCCTTCACCTGAAGAAATAATTGGAACAAAGTTAGGATTGCGTCTGGTCTCTTCTGCTATGTATTCGCCTAATCTATTCAATGCAGTTTCATCTAAGTTAGGAATATCCAGAAAACCTTTAGGTGGCCTTTCTAATCTAAACAATTTATTTTGATAGGCTTCAATTGCTAATGCCGTTTCTATTTTCTTACTTAATCCTATAATTGGTGATTGTCCATACAATCTAGCTGTCGAACTATATTTATTAAAATGTATAATTTCATCTCTTGCAAATGGAATATCGCCTTCATTACTTTCAAAAGTATAAGCTACTAATTCTAATTTAGTTCCACATTCACTACATGCAGTTCCACTAGCTGTTTTTCTACAACTTGGACAAAACAAATCTTGATCCTGAAACTTACCAAAATTATCGGTATTAAATCGCATGCTCTTTGAATCTTCAACCCAAAGTTGAGATATTTGTTTACCTAAAACTTGTCCAGCATCATCTTTAACGTAATTGTAAACTACTGAAACCCAAGCATCATCAAAGATTTCTAATTGTCGGATCAAAGCTTTACAAAACTCATCACCAGTAATATCAGAATCTCCATTAGAAGGATTCATTAATAATTTTTCTGCAATTGCTTTTTGGTCTTCACTTGGATTTTCTACAATTTGTTCTAATCTATATCCTTTAGCAATAGTCTGTGATGCAATACGATTAACAACGGTTTGTAAATGTGAATAGTTAGTTGCTAAATCTTCTAAATGATATAAATCATAAATTGGTGCAATACGCATTGGACCCGTACTCCCCATTGCAGAAGCCATATCATAAACTGGGGTTCGTGCTTCTTTTTCTAAACCGTTTTGATTGCTATCTAAATAAGCCTGAACACGGCTTGTTTTTGGCTTGCTCCTAAACCTGTCAAAGAATCCCATTACTACCAGTCTGGGTCACTCCTCTTAGCCCTAATAAGTCTTTCTCTATTATCGGCTTTGTAGATATATTTTTTAATTGCAGGCTCTAAGAATTTAGCGACAGTGACTCCATGCGTTTTAGCTAATACTTTAATATCTTCTCTGACTTTGTGATCAATGCCTTTTAATTCGAGTCGAGCCATTAAGACGACAGGCTCCCGAACGTCAAACAATACTGAGTAAAAATCCGAGTGCAAATGGTGTTTGAACCTGTCATCGGTATTAACTAAGCATAAAACCCTTTAAATAATTATCAGTCCGCTATTGCATAGTCACTATAATCATCTTGTAAGCGTTCTCTCTTGTCTTGAGTTGCCTTTGATGGCCTAAACTCTTTGTAGTTGTTTTGCACCTTTCTTCTTGCTCTTTGTATTGTTTCTGTATTAGGTGCGTAATGTAACAAATCGTATAGATCCGACAAGAATGATTCATTAGTACATTGCTTTCCTTTATTGCTAGTTGCTAAGTAATATTCTTTTAAAATTAAATATTCTAAATATGTCGTACTATCTCTGCAAACAATATTATTTTTAAGATGTCTACGAACAACACTTTCTACACTATCTAATTTTTCAAATGCATTATAAACCATTTATATCCTCTCTTATTTGTTTTCTCCATGCTTTAGTTTGTTCTACTTCTTTTAATTTTTTCATAGTTAATCCATTAACTCCGTTAATGCCCATCTTTTAAAATCTTTATTGTTTGTTAGATACTCTTTCATTATAGAAACTTCTTCATCTATCTTTTTAACTTTATCAAAATACAGATCATGTAATCTGGAAAAGTCTTTCCTTAAAAGATGGATTCGATCCCTTAACCATTCTCTCTCCTCTTCGTGCTGCTCTTTCATTGTTTCTATTTCTTGTGCTAATTTAGCTATTGTTGATGTCATTATTTAGTCCTCCAATTTATTAAATTCCATTTAAGCCTCTAATCTTTTATTCAAATAAGCCAATAGCTCTACTGCGTCTTGCATTTCTTCTGCTTCAAGATCATAACAGGATTCCATCATTGCTACAAATTCCATAATCCATTGCTTACTTAGTCTTACATTTATTTTTGTCATTTTTGTTTGTTTTCCATTGTCACATCTTTTGTGTGATAGTCTATTAGTTTAGTAAGTGTATATAAGCTTTCACTATATGATTTGTGCTTACTCCTGCATTGTGTAGCCACAGATAACATTCCGAAAGCATATATGGATTACTTTCTGTTCCCTACCATTTCACCCATCAATGGAGTGTACACTTGATCCATCTTACATTTATAACAATCCTGCATTGGTCTTCCTTCTTTCTTATTACTAAATACAAAATGGTCAGCAGTTAGATTCCGATGCTCTTCTTCCCAACGTTCTCCACAAAGAAAACAATCAAATCTCCATTTCATTTTAAACGCTCCAAACATCTCTTACAATTTACAAATGCAATATTCTTTTTAGACATTACTCGATATTCCTGAGCAGTACAATGATACCCACAAAAAGTTCTGTTGGGCTCTTTACTAGCAAAGTGTTTACGGTTCATTAATCAATACTAATAACTGACCCTTGAAAACAGTTGTTGATGTCTACTACACCATGCTTAAGCTTAGTATGGCAATGCTTACAGTGGATCTTGTCTTTTGCAATATTATCCCATTTTCCTAATGGACTTTTGCAATCCGCACAAGCTTTCCATTCATCTTTTGATAATGTATTGCCTTTCATTGCTCACGCTCCGAACATGCATTGCATAACCACCAAGCATATGTATTATTTTTATATTCTTTTTTTAGATGAACCATATTATGCCCATGAAATACCTTATGCTCTTTGCATAATTGTCTCATTCCTATGTTATCACACATATTGCAAGTGTATGGAACATGCTTTTCTTTTTCTTCTTCTTCTTTTAAGATCATATTATGTGGTCTTTTTTTGCATAGGTAAGACCAGACCTATCTCAAGATTGTAACACCCTTGAGCTGGGAAATAAAGGGACCTATAAGGGAAACCCCTGTTACTGTAATTGCCTAAGCAACAAGTAATTAGTAGATGGGCGTTATATAAGCTTTTAATGTATGATTCGTGCTTAGACTTATATTTTCTAACTATAATACAACTTCCGAAAGGTTATAGAATACTAAAAATTATCCCAGCTTGTAACACGGATTCCCCGTTTATCAATATCTTGAATTGCAAGTTCACACATCCACAATGAAATTACAGCATCAGAAGTATGGCCATCCAACCTACCATTCTTTCCCCACATTAATCTAGACAATCCTTCTACTAATTTCTTTGATCCAACTGGACCTGATTTATTTACTTCTTTATTCCACGGAATTATATATTTCCCTTGCTCTAAAGCTAATGCAATTCTAGGAATGCCTATCTGAGCATGATGTTTCTCAGAGCCCGTTCTATGACCTTTGACTGGTAACTCTGCTAAGTCTTTAGCTGCATGAGCTACAAGCCTTTGAAATCCATTAGTCTCTACCATAATCAATGATGGGTTGTATTTCTCTGATAATGATACTAAATTATTAATTTGAGCAGTTAACCATCCAGCTCCTTCTGCTTTTACCTTACCACACCATTGATAAATTATATGACGCATTTTAGTTTTCCTATCATAAGACAATACGCAATAAGCAGTCTCATCATTATGACTATCCATTCCAACTGCTAAATCAACGCCAATAAAAATATCAGTACCTTCTAAAGGATTACCAAATCCTATTGATGTATCTAAACACGGTTCAATTACTCCCCACGGAATTACAGCAGTTTCTGGATCAAGTGGATTTAATAAATATTCTGATTCAAAAGCTCTAGTTCCCATTGAATGTCTTTCTGCTTCTAATCTTTCTGTTGTCCAATATTCAGGCCATCTAGGTAAACCGTCTTTTAACAAAGCAGGATGCCAAACGTGCGCCCAATCAGAACTTTGTCTAATCCAATCTGTAGCATCTCCTATTCTCTTTTGCGTTCCAATTAATAGAATCTTACCTGAAGGTAATCGCATTGGCATAACAACTCTCTTAATATAATGTATAACTTTATCATCAGGCATTCTAGCAAATTCTTCTAGAATATCATCCATTATAATTAAATGAACGTGAGGGCCTTCCAATGCTTTACCAAGACTTGCAGCTCTTATTCTACTACCATTACTAAAATACTTAGCTCCTTTTCTCCATGAGCCTCCATCTTCTTTTCCTTTAATGTAATTGTTTAATCTCCAAGAACGTTTGCACAATTCTTCAAACTGTTCCATTTTATCAATTGCTTGATCCAACGTTGCAGATACATACAAAGCTCTGTAGTTTGGATACTTATGCATCATGTATGCACAGTACGTTAAAGTAAATGTAGTTTTCAAATGTCCTCTAGCACACATTATTCCTACGTAATGTTTGTCTGTTTTAATTGTATTAAACCATTCATCATGCATTTTACCCAACGGAACAAAATCACTAGGCTCTTGCCTCATAAAATCTTTTAGAACATCATTAGCAAAATCAATAAACTCAAGCTCTTGTTCTAACAATCCTTTAGCAAGAAGATGCTGAGTAAACTTACCTAATCCTTTTATTTCTGACATCTTTCTAACTCATCATAATTTGGTTGTACAGTAATGTATTTAGTTTCACTACCTACCATGTACTCTGATAGTTCTTGAATGTTCAATGTTTCTAATAATATCTCACCAGTTTTTCGATCACAGATTCTAAACATTAAACAAAAGCCTCCAGCGTTATTATTTTGTTTTCTGCACATTTTAATAGATGTTTTCCTAATTTAGGATCTACTAAATTTCGTAATATTTTCCTTTTGTCATGTTTTATTTTAATGTCTTTTATATCAAATCCATATCTTTTATCGCTACCCTTCTGAAGCATTACTGCCTTTTCGTTACTTGCTTCTATTTTTGGGATTTTAAAATTAGCCCAAAACAAATGCCTACCCATTTCAACTGTAGGATTAATTAACGGCTCATAATAGGGGATAACATTTTCAATAATCCACTTAGTCTTTTTATCTGCAAAATTCTGTAGCAATATAATTTCCTGATACAAATCCATGTTTGGGTACATTGCTTCATATTGTTCAGCCTGAACTCCACAACACCTTATGCTGCTATGAGTAGGGCAAGGTGGACTACTCCAGATAAAATCATAATCATTGCGATTGTCTAATAGATACTGATGAGCATCTGTAACAATTACTTTATCGTTTGGAAACAAATCCTGATAAACTGCAGCTATTTCACTATTGTATTCTACAGCAGTTACGTCGTGTCCGTCACCCCATAGCTTCCGATTGCCTCCAATACCTGCATAAAGATTTAATATTTTCACTCCATCTCCATAATCATTTCTCCAATTTGTCTTGCGACTTGGGGGACAACTGCGTTTCCAAGTGCTTTAAGTCTGTCCATCCTATTGGGAACCCCATTAGCCACTCGACCCACATCGGGTTCAATGCTCCACTGGTTGTCGATACCGACTGTGAAAGCATTATCTGTTTGCCTTTCTCCATGCGTCTCTGAACTGCTCCACTTCCTAGATGCCCTCGATCTCTGTTGTCTGATGCGTTTGGAGTCGGCCACATCTTCTTCATATCTGTTATCGGATAGCCGTATTTCACTTGCTCTGCGAGAGAACCTGGAGGGACTGTTTTCCTTCCGCTTTTGTTCCTCATCTTCTCCCGTTTCTTCATTCCTTCCTCGCTTCTCTCTAATATGTTTACTGCACTCGGAGTCAGCCACATCTGCTGCTTCTCCACATGATTCACCGCATCTTTCAACCTGACTCCCCATCTCACTCCCTTTTTGTTTATTCTGCTGAAGCTCCTGTTTCGTAATTCTACGTTGTTTGCTGGACCTCCTCCTTGATACGCTGTCGGTGTCGGCCAATTTAGCGATAATAAAGATTCTTTCCCTTCTGTGCGGCGCACCAACGCCACCCTGTCCTCCTGCTGGAAACACATTCCAGACCGCATCATACCCCCCCTCGGCCAAGTCCCTGAGAACTTCTGCAAATGCCCTTCCAGAGTTTGCTGATAGCAACCCCGTGACGTTTTCAGCCACGACCCATCTTGGTTTAACTTGGCGAATGATTCGTGCAAATTCTCCCCAGAGCCATCTTTCATCAGAGGTTCCACTACGTTTTCCTGCAACGGAAACTGGTTGGCAGGGGAAACCCCCACAGATAAGATCGACTGACTCAAGTTCTTTTCCGTCAATCGTGTAGATGTCTCCATAGATTTCTGCGTTTGGCCAGTGGTGTTTAAGGATTTGACTGCCAAACTTTTCTACCTCCACCATCCAAGAACATTCCATTCCTGCCATTTCAAGACCCAAATCAAGCCCACCAATTCCTGAAAATAAACTACCAAATTTCACTCCATCTCCTGAACCATCTCTACCCAATATCTAATTATTAAATTAATCTTCTTTTGTGGGATCTTAGCTTTCTTCATTGCTTCAGGCAACTTCTCTGCTATTTCTTCTATAAGTATATTCTGTATATCTTTAGCACCCTCAAGTCTTTGCAGTTCTCTAATTACACTAACCATCTCATAAGGGCGGATTTCAGACATGCTTGTTTCTAGCTGTGTTATAAACTTAGAACGTATGGCTTGTAGTGTCTTAATGTTCTTTATATTAGAAGCGGTAGTAGATTGCTTTGTTTTGCTTTTTATTATTTTACGTTGTTTATCTAATATTTCAGGCCAGTTACCTGCTTTAGCCCAACTCCTAATAGTAGTATTAACAATCTTATTATTATATTGCTCTCTTATTTTACTTGATATTTTCCTATATCCCAAACCTTGTAAATACAAAGCCATTGCTTCTTCTTTTATTCTATCATCATAAGGCATTATTCAGATTTATGATCCTTTACATAGGATTTGATAACTTGCCTTGCTAGTTCCGATACTGGCCTTCCTTGTTGCTTTGAAATCTTAACAAACTCATCCCAACTATTCTTAGTTCCTTTGGGAAAGGTTAGCAAATACTGATAAGGTTTATTCTTATAAGCCATAGTGTTCCATCCGAATTAGGGTTATATAACCATCTCCTGTTTTAACCACATAGGCCAGTCTTCTTCTAAATACTTTAATGCAATCCAAGCCATCTTAGTTTCTGTAGTATTTAATCCATCTAAAATAGCAGTTCTTTTCTTAACGTTTTCAATAGAAGGTAAGTAAGCAGCAAAGTCATTACTTTCATGCATCCACTTAGACCAACCTCTTTTGATCTTAGATATATTATTATCTCTAAAATAAATCATCCATTCTTTATTCTTTAAGACTTCAACCTTTACTAATTTATCAGATGTTTTAATTTCAGTTAATCTATCTTGTAATACTGTACGACTGTGTTCATCGTTTTCAATATCTACTTGGAGCTTCTTATAATCATATTTCTTTTCAGATAGTTCTTGATTCAATTCTTCTAGTTGTTGAGTTAATGATAGAACGTCATTCTTTTCATCCATCAATCTAAGCGCTGCCATTTCTATCATTTCAGACATTGACCTTCCTCTACACCATACTTTAAATCTAATCCAAAAACTAGGCGATACAGTAATAGTTCTAGGGATGCGAACTTCATTAATATTTATTCTTCTTCTTGACATAGGATTCTTTGTTAAACAAAGCATATATATAAACTTAATTAATCATACATATTATATGTATATTAATACGTATTATATGTATTATAACTTATTAACTTCCTCCTTCATTTGTTGAAACCTTTCTACTAGGTTCTTAGGTGGTATTGGTTTAGTAACGTCTTTGTAGTCTCGTCTGCAATCAGGACATAAAATATATACGGGATCGTGAGGTGTCGTTAAACAAACCCAGTATCCTGAATCTTCAGACTCTATCTTACAACCTTTGCAAATCATTTTTGTCTCTCCTTAATCCAATGAACGCCTAACCAAAAACCCATTATGAAAAATGTTCCTACCAATAACGACGTTAAGTAATCATTCATCTCTACACTCTCTGCAAAACCCCTGAGTATATTCATATTCATTGGTTGACATAATATATCCACAACCTTTACACTTCCAATCACTCATCTAATCCCTCTCTAATATCATCAATCATCCTTTTACAAAGAATGCTAACCATTCCTAAACCTGTCTTAAATGCTTTAAGCTCTTTACCTTTGTATTCCATAACATTAGTAGTTCCAAACAATTCTACATGTTTTGTTAATTCATATAATACTACAGTCCAAACATCTTTTGCATTAGTCATTGTTTACCTCTAGCTAATACAGCAGCTTCTTTAGCATCTGCAACTGTTTCTAAGATTTTAAGTTTAAGACCTTTCCTTAATTGTTTAAAACTATACTCTTTTATCTTTTTATCAATTTGCTCTTGAGAATTAAGGGTTACCGTTTCGCTAACATCAACACGGATCGATTCGTATTGTTTAGAACCTGCAACAGTTATTCCCATCTTAACAGTATAACTTTCAGTTTCCATATTTGTCTCCTTTGGATTTTTTATTCCAAGTCTTATCTACTATAGTTCCACATTCCGAACAACTTAAAACACAGCAATCGTAAGATCCCGCATCTATTGTTTCAGCAACAATATTACCTGCACACTTATTACAATTCATTTCAAACCTCCTTTGATATTAGTAATAGTATCTTCAAAAGCTAAGTAACAGTTGCTACATAGATGCCCGACCTTATGATACTTCACCGCCTTTTGAGATACTTTAACAGTAATTGAAACATTACCTATTGATTTTCTCTCTACGTTATGGCTCCAGCATCTATCGCAAAATTCTATTCTAGGCATTTATTATTCCCATCCTGAACAACAATTACATTTTTCAACACATCTGTCGCCTAGCATTGCTTCGTATTCCCAATCATCCATAAAATTGTCACTAGGCATTTTTTAGCCTCTCACAATTCTTTTTTTAAGTATTTTATTTATTCTAATTTGCTCTTTCCATGATGTTTTAGGTTTTAGTTTATAGCTCATTTATGCACCTATAATTATATTTTGACATTTTAAACAAATGTTCTTGTTAAAAAACATTTGGTGTAGTTTTGCTTGCTGGTGTATTGCAAACTTTTGTTTTTTATTACATAGTATGCAAACCGTTTTTTTTGTTTGGTTCATTATTTGTTTCCTACCCTTTCTGGGCAAATCAAATATTGCGCAGGGTTATATATACTTTATCCCTCTAACCTGAATGCCATAAAGCTTATATATGCTTACCTATTGTTTAGAATACCACACAAAAGATGTGGCAATGGAAAACAAACAAAAATGACAACAATAACAAAAATGGAACAAGAGGTACTAGAAGACATAGCTTTTAGTGACTTTAGTACTGACGGACATGGATTAGGAGTCTGGATTGACCAACTTTATTTTAGCTTACCTATGAACAAAGTAAGAGCTTTATTATCTACATTGACTCAAAAAGGAATAGTTGCAGTATCACCTCCTGATGAATATGAGGCAATGGGTTGGGTTAACGTTAGAAATGGATATGCAGTAGAAAGTGATGATAAGTCGGATAAATTAGTTCAAAAAACAGGATACAAACTAATAAACTTGGAAGTGAAATAAATGATTAATATAATAGATTATTGTGATTATTGTAAAGATAAAACTAAGATAATAAATACTATCTTAAAAGATAATACAAATGTAAAATGTTGCCAATTTTGTTATTTTCAATATATAGAAGGAGAGGAACTTTAAATGAATAAATATAGAACTTTGCTTATGGACCCACCGTGGAATGAATCTGGTGGTGGTAAAATAAAGCGTGGCGCAGATCGCCATTACCCACTAATAAAACCTAAAGATATGCTACCTACCATAACGGCAGGAATAAAAGAAAAAGGCCGTATTGCAGATGACGCACACTGTTATATGTGGGTGACAAACAACTTTTTAAAAGATGGACTTCAGCTTATGGAAGATTTAGGATTTAGATACATTACTAACATTGTATGGGTTAAAGATAGATTCGGTTTAGGTCAATATTTTAGAGGACAACATGAGTTAATGCTGTTTGGCGTTAAAGGAAAGTTTCACCGAAACAAAATACCTGATAGTAGTTGTGTTTCTGTTATTCATGCTAAAAGAAGAAAGCACAGTCAAAAGCCTACAGATCAATATGTAAGAGTTGAATCAATTAGTGCGGGCCCATATCTAGAGTTGTTTGCTAGAAGCACTCGTGATGAATGGGATGTTTGGGGTAATGATGACAATCTTCAGAGTAACAATAAACAAACTACTTTATTATGAATACACTAGAACTGTTTGCTGGAAGCTGTAGTTTTAGTAAAATAGCTAAAGATTACAACTGGAAAACGTTTGCTGTTGATTGGGAACAATATGATGGAATTGATTACGTTACTGACATATTAAAATTTGATTATACTAAAATTCCAGATAACATTGATGTAATTTGGGCTAGTCCGCCCTGCACTACATTTTCAGTAGCATCAATGGGTCATCATTGGACTGGAGGAAAAGGAGCTTACATTCCTAGAACAATAGAAGCTAAAATAGGTTTAAAGATATTAGAAAAAACTTTAGATATTATTGAAACTATTAATCCTAAATTTTGGATTATTGAAAATCCTAGAGGAATGATGCGTAAAATGGAGTTAATGGCTAAATGGAATCATTATAGATATACTCCGTGGTATTGTCAATATGGAGATAAGAGAGCAAAGCCTACCGATATTTGGACTAATATAAAATGGTCTGCTAAATCTTGTAAAAATAATAATGAAAAGTGCAATCATGAACGAGCCCCAGCTGGATCAAAGACTGGAACTCAAGGTGTAAAAGGAGCTTACAATCGATCTGTAGTTCCTAAGAAATTATGTATTGATTTATGTAAAGCTATATTAAAAAATAAAACTAACAAACAATTAACTTTATTTTAGTTTTGTAGCTTTCTAACAAAGTCTTTAAGATTTAACTGAGGCTCTCCTACTGTTAACCTAGTAACTAAAGTATCACTAATCTCTGTCTCATATGCTACTACTGGTAGGATGATATCCTTTTCTAACATAGGAACGTCTAACTGCACTAAATCGCCTAGTCCTAACCATTCTGCATTATGCATAGTAATAGCATAACTAATTGTTGGTGAAGAATAAGCTTGTAATGTTTGATATGCAAAATCTTCTAAGATCCCACGATTTGCAGTATCTATTGTAACTAAAATAGAATTTGGCCCATATTGTGCAATACTACTTTCATCATTAACTGTTTCAAATATTGTAGAATCAGATTTACTTTGAGCGGTAACTGTATTGTATAAAGTAGTTGTATCTATTTGAGCTACTATTCCTTCTCCAGTTATGTTAGCATCATCTTCTGATATTTTTAAAACAGGCTGAGCTGCTCTACTTTTATGGTCTGCTACATAAATATCAAATACATTACCTGACCTTATTGCATACTTATATCGTAAAAAATCATTAGCATCATGGAAATCATCATCATAATCTTTGATCATAAATTCCATACATTTATCAATAAAATCCTTGCGCTTTTGTAATCCTGTTAAATTCATAGATGCTTTAGCCATAATGCCTGAACCTCCTAACATATCAATAACATTAATGTTTTTGTAATCGGCTGCATCTTTAATTAAAAAATATAAATCTTGTCCTATTATATCCGAATCTTTATAATTAACATATTCAGATGTAGCTAAAGAAGTAATCCTATCCATTGCTACAATTGTGTGTGTTTGGTTAGCTGGTTTAATTACTTTGACAATCCCTTCAAATGCTAAATTGTGTATTGCATTTCCTCTTCCTGCTGTTATCTTAAGCTCTGCACCTAACCGAGTTTTAAGTAAAGATTCTTTATCGGATATTTGTAAAGTAACTGAACGTGGTTCGTTAACTGTTGCTTTGTATAATAATTTACTAATAGTTAAAAATTGAGTTCCATCTATTGTTGCATCTAAATCTATTTGTTCTGCTCCTAAAACGGAATTAATTAATGGCATTAACTAACATCCTCACCAACTATTACAAATGTTAGATTTGCTAAATATACATTAGGGTCTGCTGTATCTTTTGTAATGTTACCTGCTTCTAATCTCATTCGTAACGTTCTATACGAAGTAGCAGGAGCATCTAATTTTTTACTGTCTAAGAAAACATAATCATAACGGTTGCCTTCTACTAAACTAAACAATGCTTGGTATCCTGTTTGCGTTAAAGCTTTTGCTTGAACTGATACTTTAGGAACTCCTAATTTAGTTCTAGTAACTCCTACTGGATAACGCCTAATTCCTAATGGCATCTGTGCAGTAATTCCACCACTACGAGTAATGTTTACTTTTTCTATTGCAATATTGTTAGCGTCAGCTAAAGTATCTAGATCCAAAGTACTTGGATAAATTGCTTGAACATTGGCTGTTGTTTCAGCCCAATGATAATTAAAAGAATATGAATTGGTAGTTGCACTTTTATCAGCAGCATTCCATCTTGTTTGAGTATTATCAAAAATAGACATGTAAAAAGTAACTGTATCACTTGCTCCAGCCGTATTGTATATTGCCGCACTAATGCTAGGTTTCTTTGTAGAATCATATCTCAATACTTCAACAACGGTTTCATCAGTATCCGCAGTCATTGTAGTTTCAATGTATGTTCTTTCAGATTCAGATAACTCAGCTGGATTAGTTACAATATTTATCTTATCATAAACGTTACCATTTCTAGTAAACGATTCAATCTTATAATATTTAGGAGCAGCATATGTTCCATTTGCTGAAGCTCCCGTTGCAACTTTAATTATGTCGCCAACATAAAAACCTTGATCTAACCAGCATAAAGCACCAGTAGAAGAATTTAAAGTATCTACACCTGCAATTTGAATTACGCCTGCTGCTGTAAAATCTATATTACCTCCAGAGCCTCTTACTTTTGCATAACCTCCCCATTTGTATCTGTTAGCAGTTCTGTATTCTGACATCTCTGATCCCGAAGCATGGCCAATAGCTGTTGTATTATTATATCCTCTAGATACTAATATGTCATTACCAGTTTCATAATGAATAAACATATCTTCTGAGTTTACTCTAATAATATCACTAGTATCTGAATGAGTGCTAGTTCCTCTTGTTATTGTTTCATCAGTAGCTGTTAAAGTTTCATTAACTGTATCTCCAAGAAGTGGCCGACTAGCTACAATATTACTATCATAGAATAAATTAGAATTAATAGTTAAATTTGGACTTCCATCTGTTACAAGAATATATCTAGCGCAGTCTGTTATTTGACTGTTTTCATTTGATGATTTAGTAATACAAACAACACATTCTATTTCTTTAAAGAAAACTGGATTCTCTGCTGCATCTTCAGCCACAGCTCCAATGTTTGGTCTAGCAGCTACATCATAATCTAATGGAGAAGCTGTTGCAGAAGTGTAAGCGTAATGGTCAAAGTTAGTTGTATCGGTATCTACAACTCCTACACCAGTACTTCTAAAAGATGCCAATCCAAATATCTTAAACACCGTTTCATCATTATCAGCAACTGACAATGCACCAATCTTTACTTGTTTACTTCCATCATCAAACACACTATTGTCATTTTCTAAAGCATTAGATGTAACTATAGTAGTTCCTAATGCTGCGGTATAACCCCAACCATAAGAATCTATTAATTTATCTGAACCACTTGTTCGTGATTGTTGACCTGATAATGTAACTGCCGTTGTTCGGTCTCCATACTTAGCTTGAGTAATCTTAGTAGATGAAGTAGACATTATTGCTTTTGGAAATCCAACTTTAACATCAGGCTGATTACCAGTTATGTTTCCTTTGTCAGACCTAAATCCATTTTCATCTTCTACTTGAACCTTTACTACTTTAGCTCCAGCAGTATGATAAATGTGACTAACCACAGTATTTGATCCATTATTAAGAACTGGTGATAAATCAACCATGTCATAAACTGCGTAATCTTCATCAGTATCCGTTGTTCCTGAATCCCAGTTAACTCGGATCTTAGTATATTTGTTTCCAGTAGATGCAGCCGCAACAGCAGCATTAGTAACTTTAAGATATACTTTTTGACCTAACGTTACGTTCTCTTGGTCAGTAGGCGAAGAACCACCAGCTAGAGCTGACGACAATGCCGAATCTGTATAAAGGATTGCTGCGTTTATTAAGGGCCTAAATAATGCAATTTCACTACCTGCAATAGCTGATGCATTTGTATATGATTCATTCTCAGTAAAGCCTCGATAAAACCGTTTAACTCCTTGTGCAAGTGCAACCACAGAATCAACTGGCACTATTTCAGTATTGTTAATATTTGGAGTGCCTTGAATATAATCGCCACCTGACGTTGCACCAATTCCTGCTGAAGTTGCAGATTCTAAATAGTATTCTGTTAATGAATTATCATTTGGTATTGCCACATTAAGATTAGCAGAAAGACCATTTGTTGTTGCAGTTGAAGTTAATGTAACTACATCAGGTTTAGTTGTTGCAGTGGTAATTGTAATTGCGGTGCTTTTCATACTAAAAAGAACGTTGTTATCATCATCACAATAAAGTCCTAATGTAATTTTAGAACCAAAAGTCCATCCTTGTTTAGCAACTACAGTAACACCTAGTGTAGCATTACGGTCACCTGAACCCATACCTGCCGAAGCAAGTGCCACACCTTCAACTGGTGACATTGTAGAATCAACTGCCAAATGTGCTTCTGCATTTGTGTGGTCTGTAGTAGCTACAGCGTGAAAATGTGAAGGGTCCCATTTTGCATTAGTACCGTCTTGACCTTGCTGGTCATATGAATGCCAAGTTACTTGTCCAAAATTAATGTTTTCATAAGACGATTTTACTTTAAAAACTTCCATATTATCTCCGCCATTATTTACATTGAAATGTAATTGAATACTGCTTACATAAGCTTTTGAACTTAAACTAGTAGTTTCTTTTTTAGGTATTGTAAATTGCATAAATGCAGCTTGAGTTGCTTCTGTTCCTGATAAAGGCACTGATTGTATTGCAAAACTAGCATAATCATGACCTCGATTAAAAGTGCTGTTTGTAGCAGTAGGGTCTAAACTATCAACATGACATAAATCTACGTAATCTCTATGTATTGTAATTGAACCCATTATCTACCACCCAACACATTCATCACGCCACTAATAGGGCCAAAGGCCAATGCGTCACCTAACTCAGCCGCAGCACTTGTTACACCCTTTAACGAACCAAGAAGCCCATCTACCTTACCCTGTAACATCTTGAAAACATCACCCAATGCATCTACGGTTGCGGTTACTAGTCCAAACTTACGTTCCAATGCTACTAGTGCTATTACTAAAGTTACAATTGCAACCACAATTAAAACAATAGGATTTGCTAATAATGCCGTATTAAATCCCCAAGTAGAAGTTGTTGCTGCTGTAGTTGCAGTAGTATTAGCAGTCTTAGCTGCTGTCTCAGTTGTTTCCATTGCAGCTGCAAATTTCTTTAAAGCAATAAATACTTCTAACGGGCCTGCAATTAATTCCATTGCTGCTCTTGATTTTTCTAATGCCGCAAATTGTTCTTCATTAACTAATCCTAACTTTTGAGCAGCTCCGACTGCTTTACCGTATCCACCAGTAACTTGATTTAAACTTCCAACCATTGCTTCTTGTCTTGCTAAATTTTCCATTGCTGCTAAACTGTTTGCTTGTTGTTGTTGAGTAAAATCTTCAGTAGCATTTCCAGCAGATTTTAACCCATCTTCTAAACCTGTAGGGTCTGCATCTAACACAACCATTAATTCATCTACCTGTGCCATTACAAACCAGCCGCCACTTGACTTTGCATTTTATTTAATTCTTCCATCCGTTCTTCGTTAATACGATGAGCTACTATAGCTTTCTCTGAGGTTAATGTATTAACATAAGATAGTAAAGTTTCACGATCATAATCATCAAGAGAATCTACTAAAACTCTTACATCTTCAAAACTCATTTGTGGTTCTTCAATCATAAGTTCTAACATTGCTATGTAAATTGGCATTGATTCCGTTTGCGCAAAGTTTAAGACTTTCTGCTCTTTAGCTTTAAGTATTTGACCTTTAGCTGCTTTAGCATATAATTTACGAAGAGTAGGTAACTTCTTTGCTAGACCTTCTCTAACGCTCCAAAATCTTTCATTAATAGAACGCCATTCTTCTTCAGATAATCTACGAAGTATAATTTTAGGTTCTTGTTCAACTTCTCTAAGACCAAACCATACTTTCTTCTTTGGCATAAATTTAGCTATCGAGGGTAATCTTACTTCTTTACGTTGCCAATATTCTTGGCGAACGTTTGCTATGTCTACTAGCGGGGCGTCGATCTGACCTTTTACTCTTACCATTGAGTTACCTACCTAAGTTGTGTTTAGTGTCCAATCGGCTGATATTGCAAATGCACTGTTGTTTTTGTAATCACCTGCACCACGGAACTTGATTGTCATTGTATCAACAACTTCTCCTGCTCCAGACAAGGGTCTAGAGAAAGCAGTTATTGTTCCGTTTGTTAAAGCAATTGAACCATAAGATGCACCAAAGTCTAACCTAATTAAAGGAATAGTTGCTCCAGCTACATATTTGTCATACCAAGTTTCATCTTGAGCTGTCATTGATATTTCTAATGTTACATCAGCTAATCCTCGACTCATATTATTATTAGCTAACCATTTTGTTACAGAGTTCCTAGTTGTCTTACCTGCAACAGGAACATTGTTATTCTTAATCATTAATTTAACTGTCTTAAGATTATCAAAAGAAGTATTCATATCGTCTACTGCATAAATAGTTCTAGATGCTTCAGTGTTATATATGCCTTTTAATAAATCGACAGAAGTTGTATCAGCTCCAGCTCTTGTGCATGACCAATTAGCATCATCATGAATCAAAACTTTAACTTCTTCAGTTGTATCATCTGCACCTGCTGTAAAATCTAAGATCCCGTCAGATGAAATGGAAGTATCAAGAGTATCTTCACTTGCAAATATTCTCATGTATCTTTCTCCTACTTCAATATAACTTCCTGCTGGCCCATCAGGAACTATTCCTTTTGTTGCTGCCGCTAAACCTGCTGTTACAGTTAAATCAGTTGGAAGTAATGGGTCTGTACTTGGAGCTGCTGGAAATGTAGATGAAGAAAAGTTATCATTTAAAAATTTACTATCATTAGAAAAATCTGCATTTGTTTCAGTTGAATCTTGAGTAATAAGAGCAGTACATATTGCATCTACTGTAATGTATCCACCAGCTGTATAATCTGCTTCTAATGTAACTTCATTAGGAACTACTCCAGTTGCTAAAGTAAATTCGCTACTTGCATTGTCTCTTACTAATAATGCCATACTGTCTACATTACTTGTTAGTGCATGAGGTATTGGACTGCCAATAGTTGTTCCACCAATTGCTCTACCAATTAACTCTTGCCAACCAGTAGACGTTCCTTGAACTGCTACTTTAATTGGAACACTAACTGCCATTGGCCCTGATGAATGAAACCCTTCTGTTGATTGCCCTATGGATGCCACAGGAGTTATGTTCATTTCTACTGACCTCGGATCAAAGGTATCCAATAATCCTAAATGTACTAAAGCTGAATTAGGCGTTGGGTCTCCATAAGAATCCCCAGCTCCTGCTGTTCTTTCAGCTTGGAATGCTGCTTCTATATTCTGTGTTAATTTTACCATTATACCACCGCCTCGTAACTTGTGATTTCACAATCGAGAACGTAACGGTACCATCGTCTGTTTTTATCAGACTGGTCTACCCTTGAAAGCAGTTTTATATCTGCGTAGTTAGCATGTAAAGCAGTAGATGAATTACCTGCCCTTGCTCCTTTAACAATGCTTACAACTCCTGAGTATAGTTTTCTAAGTCTTGACCTACTTACCGCTGTGGATATATCAATTGAAACTCTTGCAGTTCCTTTGTCTATTCCATCTCCTATACCTAAAAAGTCGTGATTAG